AATATAATATAAATTTTTAAATGCAATCAATTCATTCGTTTTTAGTTAAACCTAAAGGCGGACGGAGATACAACAACACTAAAACTATAGGTGACGTTGATTTTATTATAAGTATATCTCCTGAAGACCATACGGTTACAAACAGAGAGGCCATAGTTGTCTCAGTTCCAGTTAATTATGAGGGAGATGTTAAGGTTGGAGATACAATCTTAGTTCATCACAATGTATTTAGAACCTACTACGACATGAAGGGTAGGCATAGAAGTGGCAAGAGTTTCCTCAAGGATGACCTATTCCTAGTTGACCACGACCAATTCTACCTATACGATAATGGAGAGGGGTGGAAGGCGCCAGGTAAATATTGCTTCATAGAGCCTGTTGCTCCTGAGCACACTTGGTTAGTTAGCTCTTTTACGGAGCAGCCACTTGTGGGTAAGATTCGTTATATTAATAATGAGCTATTAGATATGGGGTTGCAGGTTGGCGATAGAATATCATTCAGCCCTGATAGCGAGTATGAGTTTAGAATAAACGAAGAGAAGCTTTATAGGATGTTCACTGAAAACATTACGATTCATTGGAAAAGATAGAAAGGTGGCTTCAGTGTGGATGCAAACTAAAAAGAGTAAAAGGAAAGTATAGATGGCAGAGATGCCCTGACGCAGTATATATTTATGAGCAATTCGAAAAAACAAGAGACTGGAGCTGGGATAAAAAATACAGTGAACACTTCAGAGATAAAGAAAAAAATTATTGATGCAGGGTACAAGGCTGTACAGCAACTCATCAAGGTGGCTGAGGAGAATATCATCAAACCAGACCCTGACGATGAACTTGCTGCTGATAGACTAAAGAATGCCGCTGCAACAAAGAAACTAGCCATATTCGATGCGTTTGAGATACTATCAAGAATCGAGGCAGAGAAGGAGGCGCTTAATGAGGTTAAAGGTTCAATGAGAGGTTTTGCTGAGAGAAGGTCAAAATAGTTTATATCGGGTCGTAGACTCAGGTATCCCCAAGCAGGTCATAAGACAAAAGAACAAGGGGAAGAGCTGGGAGTATGGTTATAACGAGAAGTACGACATTATAATTATATCTCGTGACGGTACGCTTGGCGAAGTGTATAATATTAATGGTCTAATCATAGGACTGCCTAAAGCACCCAAAGAGGTGTACTGTAGGAGTGATAAGAAAGACGAACAATACTGGGAGCGAAAGGAATACCCCAAACAACTATACAGAATAAAGTCAATCTTTCATTGGAATGAGATGGCATCTGATTTTAAGTCGATGTGGGTTGACTACATCGAGCAGGAGTTCGACAACAGGGAGAATGGTTTCTGGTATATGAATCACGGAAAGCCTACCTATCTAACGGGCTCTCATTATATGTACTTACAATGGACTAAGATTGACGTTGGGTATCCTGACTTTAGAGAGGCCAATAGAATATTCTACATTTTTTGGGAAGCCTGCAAAGCGGACAAGAGAAGTTTTGGAATGTGCTACTTAAAGATTCGTCGTTCAGGTTTTTCGTTTATGGGGGCTTCGGAGTCAGTGAACATAGGAACACTAGCCAAAGACTCTAGGCTTGGTGTTCTATCAAAGACGGGTAATGACGCTAAGAAGTTATTTGTAGATAAGATTGTGCCTATATCCAGTAACTACCCTTTCTTCTTTAAGCCTATACAGGACGGTATGGATAAGCCTAAGACCGAGTTGGCGTTCCGTGTTCCAGCTTCTAAAATTACAAAGAAGAATATGCACGAGGTTATGGATGACGATATGGATGGCCTTGACACTACTATTGACTGGAAGAACACAGCAGACAACAGCTACGATGGTGAGAAACTGAAACTATTAGTACACGACGAGAGTGGTAAGTGGGAAAAGCCTGAGAACATTCTAAACAACTGGCGTGTAACCAAGACTTGTTTGAGGTTAGGTAGTCGTGTCGTTGGTAAGTGTATGATGGGGTCTACGTGTAACGCATTGAATAAGGGGGGTGACAACTTCAAGAAACTGTATATGGATTCCGACCCTTCTACAAGAAACCCCAATGGTCAAACCAAAAGCGGATTGTACTCATTGTTTATTCCAATGGAGTGGAACTTTGAGGGTTACATAAACAAGTTTGGGTGGCCCGTGTTTGAAAACCCTAACATAGCCCTAGAGGGAGTAGATGGCGAGATGATATCTACGGGTGCTATTACATATTGGGACAATGAGGTAAAATCCCTCAAGAACGATGCAGATGCACTAAATGAGTTCTATCGTCAGTTTCCTAGGACAGAGTCTCACGCCTTTAGGGACGAGAGCAAGTCATCCATATTTAACCTAACTAAGATATATCAGCAAATAGATTACAATGACTCTATTATAAGAGACCACTATGTTACTAGGGGCAAGTTCTACTGGAAAGATGGGCCTGATAGTAAGGTTGTCTGGAGTCCTGATAACAGGGGCAGGTTTTTAGTCTCTTGGATTCCACCTAGACATCTTCAAAATAAGATTGTAGAGAAGGGTGGTAGGAAAAGGCCAGGCAACGAACATATGGGTTCTTTTGGGTGTGACCCCTACGACATATCAGGAACTGTTGGCGGAGGCTCGTCAAACGGCTCACTACACGGACTGACTAAGTTTCATATGGACGAGGGGCCTTCCAATGAGTTCTTCTTGGAGTATATAGCAAGACCACAGACAGCAGAGATATTCTTCGAGGATGTACTTATGGCATGTATATTCTATGGGATGCCAATACTTGCGGAGAACAATAAACCGAGACTATTATACCACTTCAAGAATAGAGGGTATAGGGCGTACTCTATGAACAGGCCCGACAAGGCCCTTAACAAGCTCTCTAAGACCGAGAAAGAGTTGGGTGGTATACCTAACTCATCTGAGGACATAAAGCAGTCTCACGCAGCAGCTATAGAGTCTTATATAGAAAAGCATATAGGCCTAGATACTACGGGTGAGTATAGAGAGGCGGGGGACATGGGTTCTATGCCTTTTACAACCACATTGGAAGATTGGGCTAAGTTTGATATAAATAATCGTACAAAATATGACGCATCTATTAGCTCTGGATTGGCGATAATGGCCAACCAAAGACACCTATATAGACCTGAGGTTAAGCAATCAAAAATAAAGATTAACTTTGCAAGGTATAATAACAAGGGGAACATAAGCGAATTGCTGAACTAAATGAAAGATGTCAAAGTAAACATTCCGTCAATGTACTTCCCTAGCCAGTTTGCCTCGGACGAGGAAAAGGCTAGTATGAAGTATGGATTAAAAATAGGCCAAGCAATTCAATATGAATGGTTTCGAAGAGACGGCAACAATGGTAGGTACTACGACAGGTATCGTAATTTTCATAAACTAAGATTATATGCTCGTGGTGAGCAGTCGGTGGCTAAGTACAAAAAAGAACTTGCTATAGACGGAGACCTCAGCTATCTAAACTTAGATTGGACTCCTGTTCCTATACTTCCAAAGTTTGTTGACATTGTGGTTAATGGTATGTCTAGCAGACCATTTACCGTAAAGGCGGAAGCGCAGGATGCAATGTCTGCTGACGAAAAGAACGCATACCAAGAGATGGTAAAGGCGGATATGATTGCTCAGCCTGTTCTTCAAAAGATAAAAGATGAGTTTGGTGTTGATACATTTAATGTAGACCCTGAGCAGATACCTGCCAATGATGACGAGTTAAACATCCACCTTCAATTAAATTATAAGCCTGCGATAGAGATTGCTGAAGAGACGGCGATAAATACCATTCTTGAAGACAATGACTATGATGATACTAGAAAGCGTATAGATTACGATTTAGCAGTGTTAGGTATGGCGGTTGCAAAGCACGAGTTCAATCCTGGTTCTGGAGTTGAGGTTAACTATGTTGACCCAGCTAACGTAATTCATAGTTACACTGAAGACCCATACTTTAATGATTGCTTCTATTGGGGAGAGATAAAAACAGTTCCAATTACTGAGCTTATCAAGATTGACCCATCGTTAACGCAAGAAGATTTAGAGAAGATATCTAAGTATAGTCAGAACTGGTATAACTATTACAATGTTCAGCAGTATTATCAGAATGATACGTTTTATAGAGACACGGCCACCTTGTTGTATTTCAATTACAAGACAACCAATACCTTTAAGTACAAAAAGAAAATATCTGAAGGTGGCGCTGTAAAGATGGTGGAAAAAGACTCTGCGTTCAACCCTCCACCAGAGATGTTGGAAGAGGGTAGGTTCGAAGTAATCGAAAAGACTATTGACGTTTGGTATGAGGGCGTAATGGTTATGGGAACTGACATTGTTCTTCGATGGAACATGATGGAAAATATGGTTAGGCCAGCATCAGCATCTCAGCATGCTTTATCTAATTATGTTGCTGTTGCACCAAGAATGTACAAGGGTAATGTAGAATCACTAGTTAGACGTATGATTCCATACGCTGACCTCATTCAGATTACACACCTAAAGATTCAGCAGGTTATGAATCGAATGACTCCTGACGGAGTATTTATTGATGCGGATGGCCTTAGCGAGGTAGACTTAGGCACAGGGGCAGCGTACAATCCTGAAGATGCACTAAGACTTTATTTCCAAACAGGTTCTGTTGTTGGTCGTTCTTACACTCAGGACGGTGAGTTCAACAACGCTAGAGTTCCTATTCAACCTATCACGGGTCATTCTAGCCAAAGCAAGTTACAGGCATTATTAGGAAACTACAATTACTACCTAGATATGATTCGTAGCGTAACGGGGCTAAATGAGGCTAGAGATGGTTCAAGTCCTGACCCTGATGCACTAGTGGGTGTTCAGAAACTAGCGGCAGCCAACTCAAATACAGCCACTAGACATATTATGGAGTCGAGTATGTTTATTATAAAGAGATTGTCCCAAGCGATATCTTGTAGAATAGCAGACATACTTGAGTACTATGAGTTTGCAGAAGAGTTTGCAATGCAGATAGGGAAGTATAATGTCTCTATGTTGGAGGACATCAAAGACCTGTATATGCGTGACTTTGGTGTATTCATACAAGTCGCACCAGATGAGGAGCAAAAAGCAATGCTTGAGCAAAACATTCAGATGGCGTTAAGTAAGAATGATATCAACCTAGAGGATGCCATTGATATAAGGGAGATAAACAACACTAAGGTTGCGAATCAACTTCTCAAGATAAAAAGAACGAAAAACAAGGAGGCTGAGCAACAGCAACAAATGGCTCAACAACAAATGCAAATGCAAATGCAGATGCAGTCTCAACAGCAAGCAGCGCAAAACGCTCAAGAGAAGTTGTCTATGGAGCATCAAGTCACTCTTAGGGAGCTTCAAGCCGAAGTGGCTTTTCAAATTGAGAAGTTAAAGAACGAGGCTCAAATAAAGAGTCAGTTAATGCAGCAACAATTTAAGAACGATTACAAAATAGCCTTAATAAAGGAAAGAAGGCTTAACGAAAGAAATGAAGAGAAAGAGGTTGCAAAAGATGAAAGAATTGACAGGCAAAACACTCAACAATCAAGGTTGATTGAGCAAAGAAAAAAGGGTGGCGCTCCTATTAATTTTATGAAAGAGTCTGAAGACCTCAACAAGGTAGCGGAGGGAGTTGGAGACCCATTCGCTCCAAAATAAAAAAGTAGTAACTTTACACGAAATTTAATCTATGAAAATCAAAGTAAGGGCTTTAGACTCTGGAGAACAGAAGTCTAAACAAGAAATTGAAAAAGAATTATTGGATAAGCACGAGGCCGAGCAGGAACAAGCTGAACCACAAAACTCTAATACACAACAAGAGGAGCCCAAACAAGAAAACAAGTCACTTAGTGACGAAGATGTTCTTTCATATATATCGGAAAGGTATGGCAAGAAAATCGAATCTTTCGATGAGCTAACCGCCGAGAGAAGTCAATCTGATGAACTACCAGAGGATGTTAAGGCGTACTATGAGTACAAAAAACAAACTGGTAGAAGTATGCAAGATTTCTTAAGGCTTAACACTAGCACGGATGATTTGACGGAAGACCAGCTTTTATTTTCTTACTACAAGGAAGTAGAGCCAGACCTAGACGATACGGATATAGATATACTCATTTCTGATAGATTCGACACTGACGATAATAATAGTAAAGAGTCTAAAAGAAAGCAAGTAGATAAGAAAAGAGAATTGGCTAAAGCCAAAAAGCATTTCGAATCTCAAAGAGAGAAATATAATGCGCCACTTGAGTCAAGGGCAGATGCAATTTCTAGCGAAGAGATTGAGGCTTACCGAGAGTATGTTAATCAGGCGAAAACCTATGAGGAGCGAACAAAGCGACAAACAGAGTTTTTCAATGAGAAAACAAAGGCTGTTTTCAATGATGATTTCAAAGGTTTTGAAGTTAATATCGGAGACAATTCTTATACATATTCACCTGGCGAAGCGAGTCAAGTTATGAATGACCAATCAAACCTAAACAACTTTATATCAAAGTACTTAGATGAGGATGGTATGATTAAGGACGCTCGTGGATACCATAAGGCTTTAGCTGCGGCCATGAATCCCGAGAAGTTTGCCAAGTTCTTTTATGAGCAAGGGCGAGCTGAGGCTATAGAGAGTGATGCAAGACGTGCTAAAAATATTAACATGGATGTCAAGCAGGC